GCTGCCTTGGCCTCACAGGCCAGCGGTGCGTGAGCATCGCCGGCGTTTCGGAAGCGGGTCGCCTTGCCATGGCGCCGCGCCTCACGGACGAGCCGCTCCGTTTGGATCGCGTTGCAGATCGCCATGAATATGACGGTCTCCAGCTCGAATGTGTAACCATTCCCCATAGCACTGAATTTCTCCAGTACTATTGTCTTCATGACCCCGTCCACTTCAATTTCTGTAGTGGGTTCTCGGAGATCATTCAGTGGTTCGAACCACTGCGGGGGTAGCACCAACTTCACCAGGTTGTATGCTTGGTTATCACTAGCTTGGGATAAGTCAATAGTCGCACGTTTTCCAGTGATACTGGCTTCGCAGGCAACTAGCCTGTGAAGGTCCGGTGCGGTCAAAAGGTTGAGACCCTTTGACTCAAGGCGCCCCTTCATAGCTTCGCCATAGGCGAGCTGGAAGAATAGATTGATACTGGGACCGACGCAAATGCCTCGGTGCTTTGTACAATCCTTGGTTACCGTTGTGAAACGATTACCGCGCACAAACTCTATTGATTCTCCATGAGAAGCCACGGCCTTCGCCCAGAGCGTTCCGCTCCAAGGCACTAAGAAGGACCAAGCTCCCCGAGTGATCGTGGGACTTGATGACATTTTATCGGGGATCGTCGTGAAGACGCCCCTATCTCCGTAGGTCGAACCCGGACCAAAACGCCCACCCATACCACCTTCCATGAAAGCCGACACCTCGAAAGGTGAACGCATCCATGGTATATGATTATGGATACCAGCCGGAGAGCTGGGGGGTCTTGGTCCAATTAGGTCTACAACTTCTTTCCGAATCAGGAGAATAAACTCCATCATCGCTTCATCTTCGACACCATAAGTGTTCCCGAGGAAGGGTTGTAAACGCTGGTTGGTCCGATAGCAACACATCTCGGCCTCGAAGAATCCATCTACTGCGACTTTCTTACGGTCGACGGTAGTAGGAAGAGGCTCGTACTTCCTGAGAAAAGAAGTACACGCTACGTCTGAAAAGTAGCTCTCAGGATGAGAATAGTTGCGGGGATCCACCTCGATTTTGATGAGGTCGTCCCAACGGCCTTCCAGAATACAGGCTTTCACCTTTTCCGAAAGGGCACCGGAGAGGCCGTCGCAGAGTGCGAGGGCCACGTCCTTCACTTCACGTGAAAGGGCGGGGATCATACGAGTCGCCTGCCGCGTTATTGCGGGGCGAAACCAGCCTTCAAGCTGTCCTTGAACAGGACCGAAGCTATCAGGTTGGTGGATTGCGATGCAAACTCGTTCAAGTCGACCGACGGCATACCTTGCGGTAGCACGACGTCGAATTTGAAGAGCGCAACGTTCACTTTCCTCGTGATCCCATCGGTGCCTACTGCCGACTGCTTCCAGTCCACCGTACCTTCGATGCGTCTGACGGTCTTCTCGGCGTTTGGCCGGGATGTCATATTCATCTCAGGGTGGAACGTGGGAGCAGTACCCACAGAGGTATTCCGCCATGTGGCGGGACTGCGA